TTGTATTTGGTTTTGGAAATGTGGATTAGCCATTATGAACTCCTTTGTTTGTATTAATGGAAAGCGACAAGTCGCCCCTCATCAAGCTAATTTAATTATTGTTAATCAAATACTACTACTTAGGAATTACTTAATCAAGTATGGCAAGACGTAAATAAAGTCTGGTTCTTGCAAAAAAAGTTTATTTTTGATTATTGATTTTTTTGAAATGCACTCTTACAAAGTATTTTCTTACTAAAGACACTAAGGTAAAGACTATGGTTTGAAACACAGCTGTTGTGATAATACCCAAGCCTATCCACCTAGAAAATGAAATGACGGCTAACGCTACAGGAAAAGCCATGAAAAAACCCACGCTAACGTCTGCGACAGCCTCTTTTGCCGCAGACTTATCTATGGAGTTTTTCAAAGTAAATCAAAATCTTCCATAGTTTCTTTTGTTGGAACTTTGTCCAAATCCTCAAACACGCCAATGGTTATAGAGTATGTTTCCAGATTTACGCCATTCTCATCCTCAAAACCATGTTCTAATAACATTGGTTGTAAAACTTTGTTAGTCGCAACCTTTTTTTGAAAGGCTATCTTTCTTGCTTGGTTCGCAAGTTTGTTTGGTAGTTCTTTTCTATTCATATTTTTACCTTTTTATTTCTGTAGAAACCATTTTCTACATACCCATCATACTAAATATACAGATATTTGCAAGTTTTTATACATATATATACACATTATTTTTGACAAAAAAAAGGGTCCTTTCGGACCCTTAATTTGAAATACTTGAGTAATAAACGGTATTTCTAATCGTTCAGTTTACGCACCTTGTGATCCGTAGATTCCTCTCCAATCAGAGAAACCGAAGGAATATCTCTCACGCGCTTTGTAACGTATGTTGCCAGTTGTGAAATCTGGTTCCATGGATGTTTCCATGCCAGTTCTTTGGAACATTTTAAGGCCTTCGCCTTGTGCTGTTACAGAAGTCAAGATGAAGTATGCATCTGGGTCATTTAGATAATGATTTACTGAATAACCGCCAGGAAGAACACCAGTGTTTCTTATAGCGTTAATATCATTATCAGCTGTTCCAGTTCTGCCTGGTGAGTTGAGTATTCTATCTGCAACAAAAACGAGTTGCGGAGGAATTATCATCTTATCAGCTTGCACGGATATGGTTAATCCTTTGTCATCTGTGAAAGTAGAGATACTAATTAGGTCGTCCTCTAATGAAGTTTCATTAAGGTCGGCCATAGTTGTTGCTCTATTAGCGGCTGTTCCACCACCTGCAAGCGGGTGAGCAGTGTTAATTAGAGAAACACCATCTCCTCCAGTAAAACTGGATGAAAAAGCGTTATTCAACACATCAGCACCTTTAACCTCTTTGGTATGAGCCATAGATTTTGCTAGTGCTTTAACGTATCTTTTCCCCAAGGAGTCGTATAAATTATCCTCAACTGCTTCCTCAGTTAAAGCAAACGCTAACGCCACTGTATCGTGGGTGTAACGCGCACTGAAACTTTCAGATGCGTTGTCAAAGCTAACGCCTTGACCCTCGGTTTTCGTTGGCGCAGATCCGAAACCAGTAATTAATACTTCTTCTTCAAATGCGCGATTAGAGTCCTCTATAGAGAAGATTTCTTCGTATTCACGATCGTATTCATCATAGTTAAGACCAAATAATGAATTTAGACCTGGTTCTAGCTCTTTTGCTAGTTGAGCTCTTGATATTGCCATTATTTACTCCTTACGCTAGGCCAGCACCTTTTTGTCCCATGATGTGGTTTTGAATCACACAAAGAACATTGGTGTTGCTTGATGCTACGTCATCGTTATCGGGATCCTCGGAGATGTCAATACACTTGAGAGGTAACGTTGCGGTCGTAGCACCAGTAGTTACGTCTAACTCAAGATTGGATCTCCCAGACTTAGTATCGCCAACAGGTGAACCGTCCACGATGTCAAAG